TTAACTTTTAATAAAATGAAAGAATTTTTTGATGCTAAAGAAAAAGCACAAAATCCTAAAAAAGAAGGTGATATAGATATGGCAAATCCTAATAAATCTAAAATTCCAAGTAAAAGAACAATATCACCTCCAAGTTATATAACTAAAAAATCGAAGAAATAATAGTTTTCAATATTTATAACAAAATACTATTACATGGGCTTAGAAGGGTTAGGTAAAGAAGATTTAAAAAGAGTACTTGATATTAGGGCTGCAATTGGAGATGTAACATCTCAAATATCAAAAGGAAATGCTGAGTTAAGAAAACTTAATCAATCATTTGTTGATGTTGGTTCTGAAGCAAGGAAAATTACAGCAGCAGCAAAAGGATTTGCTGAATTACAAGATCAAGCTGCGAAATCTGCAAAAGCAACTACAGCAGCAATTGCAGCAGAATCCAAACAATTAAGTATAGTAAGAACTCTTAATATTGAAATTAACTCTTTAGTTGAAAAATCAATAGGAGCTAATGAAAAAAATGCAAAAGCATTTTTAGACCAAGCTCGACGACTAGGATCTGCAAAAGATAGTGCTCAAACATTAGCAAATGAGTTTGGAAAATTAGCGAAATCATCTTCACAATTAGATAGGAGTACAATGTGGTTTACTGGTTTTTCTGAGTTTTTAAAAGATATACCAGGTTTAAGGGCACTTTCAGGACCTTTTCAGGATGCAGCAAAAGCTTCAAGAGAAACTTTAATAACTAATGCTGAACAAGAGGCTACTCGAGGTCGAATATCAGATCTTATAAAGGATGAGAATGAGTTAGGTGCAAAAGGAAAGTTAGATGGCCGAAAATTAACTTTAGAAAAGTTAAAACAACAGGGGCTTAGTGGTATTACTGGTAAACTGGAAGGTAAAGCAGCAAAAGAAAAATTATTAACAACATTAAAGGCTAATAAAGGAGCTTCAAGTGGTATAGCTGGGTTAAAAGCAGGATTTAAGGGATTAAAAGGTATTATAGGAAAAGCATTTGTTCCCTTACTGATTATACAAACTGTTGTTTCTGCCGTAAAAATGCTATTTTCATTAATGTCTAAAGCATCAAAACAAACAGCTAAATTTTCAAATGATTTATTAATTGGTAGAGAAGCAGCTAATGAACTTAGAAGATCTACCCATGATACAGTTATAGAGTTTAACCTTGCATCTAAAGCAGCAGGTGGTGTTGCTATAACTCAGGAAGGGTTATTAAAAACTATGGGTGCTATTAACCAAAAGTTAGGCTTTCAAGTAAATATATTAAAAGATTTTGGAAGTGAAATGGGACAAAATGTAGCTGAAGCTACAATGATGACAGAAAAATTTGGTTTAAGTGCAGATGCATCAGCAAGATTATTTTTAGAGTCAGTTAAAACTGGTAAACCTCTTAAAGAAATGACTAAAGAATATTTTGGTCAAGTAGGAGCATTAAGTTCACAAGAAGGATTAACAGCTGATGTAGTAGGTAATTTAGAAGCAGCAACTAAAGTAACAGGAAATTTAAGAGCTAATTTTAAGGGTAGCTCATTTGCAATTGCTGAGGGTGTATTTAATGCAAAAAGATTAGGTTTTGAATTAAGTCAAATGGAAGGAGTATCTAGTAGTTTATTAAGTTTTCAATCTTCTATAGAAAATGAAATGGCTGCTGAATTACTTACAGGTAAACAGTTAAATTTATCAAAAGCAAGAGAGTATGCTTTAATGGGTGATACTGAAAACTTAATGAAAGAGATTTCAAGACAAGCAGGAACTCAAGAAGAATTTTTATCAATGAATATTATCCAAAGACAAGCTTTAGCTAAAGCTGTTGGAATGGAGGTTAATGAGTTAGCTGATATGTACGATAAAAAAGGAAAAAATGATGCTTTAGCAAAGAAAAATGCTGAAGTTTTAAATAGACTTAGAACTGAAGGTAACTTAGTTCTTGGTAAGGGTTTTGATATAGAAAAAGCTTCATTACAAGAAATCAGAGTAGCAGCTGAGGCAGCAGGTAAAAGTGAAAAAGAATTAAGAGATATGTTAGGTGACCAAATATATTTAAGAAAATCAGAACAATCAGCAACAGAAAAATTTAATGAAGCAATATCACGAGCAAAAGATATATTTGCCTCTTTTGTTGGTGGAGGATCATTAGATGCATTAGCTGATGGTTTAAGTAATGTAACAGAAAGTGCTTTCTTTAGATTTTTTATTGGTAAAGCAGGTAGAGAAAAATTAGATGCCGCTAAAAAAGAAAAAAATCTTGAAAGAATTAATGAAGAAAGAAAAGGAAGAGGTTTAGCAGCTATAGGTTCAGATGATGAAGGTGCATATAAAAAAGCTATGCGAGCCGAAAAATTACAAGCCCAATATGTAGAAACTAATAAATATAGAAAGGAAAAAGGTTTAGCACCTTTAGTTAACAGAAGTAGAGAAAGAGAAAATGAATTTGGAGAAAAGTTAGTTGTTCCTATTGATAATGCTGAAGAATTAAATGATTTTATTATAAGACCAGGTCAAAGACCAATTAAATATAATAAAGGTGATTTATTAATGGGAGGAACTAATTTAGGAGGAGGTAATAATTCTAATATAGAAGCTCTACTATCTGGTATATTATCAGCAATAGAAAATGGAGGTGATGTGTATATGGATGGAAATAAAGTAGGAAAATCTTTAGCACTTGCAAGTTCCAAAATGGGGTAATATTTATAATAAATTAATAATTAATAAAAAATAATAAAAATGAAAGATTTAGATAAATTATTTAAAGAAAATGGATCAACTTTAGGTGTTCCTGTTTCTCCAAATGTAAATATATCTGTTCCTGAGAATGTAAGTGTTGTAGGTAATTCATTACTTCATAATCAATATTCTAATATTGGTACTCCAGGAAGTACTCCTCCTGCTTATACTAATTTTGGAGCATCAGCTATAGCTTATTCAACACCTTCAACATCTGAACTTGGTGAAGCATCTCAAACACATCAGGAACCATCAAATAGATATGAAAATAATATACCTGCTGGAGCTATAGGTGGAGTATAAATAAATAAATTATGTCAATAACCAACGTACCTAATACTAGGGATGGCAGTCGTTTAATTAATTTAAAAACAAATTTAAAAAATTTAACGTTTGGTGGGGATAGACCTGCTGGGGGTTCAAGTAACCAACCTTATATAGTAAAAGATATTCCTGAAGGAACTGGACCATTAAGAGAAGGTATGCCTCTCCTATCAGGTCCTGATTTTATACTAAGAGATGGTTTTTTAGCCCCTATTAAGGCAATTACAGATATAAGTAGATTAGCTCAAATGTTTGTTGATCTTAAGTCTCCTAGGGGTTTATTTTTTACTTTAAAACAAAATTTATTATCAAAAGCAAGTGTTAAAACTCAAGCTTCTTTTGGAGCAGGTTATTTTGGAGGAGCAATGAATCAAGGTGCTTATTTACCTATAGGTACTTTACTTGATGCTGGTTTAGGATGGGCGGGTATACACTTAAATAAAAATGGTTTAAATCCTGTGGGTTCATTAGGTGGACCTTCTGGTATGAATAGAGGTATAGATAACCCAGAATCTGATGCAAGAAATGGAGTAGAAGAAGGAGGGGGAACAGGAAATGCTGCTTTAAATTTATATTCTGCAGTAGTAAAAAATTCTCAAGAAACATCTCTTAATAGGTTAACAATTTTACAAAGTTTTGTATCAACAGGAACAAATAATGAAGAAATTACTATAGGTAATTTAGCAGATCCAGTAGCAAAGTATACATACAACCCAGGATCAATAAAAACCAACACAGATACACCTATATTATATTCATATAGTGGGGGACCAGGTTCTATATTAGGTTTTGGTAAAACTAATATATTTAAACATAGACCAACATATAATGCTATAAGAAATTATTTAAATTTATACACTACAAAACCTTTATATAATGGGGCAGGAGTAAGTCAAAATGGAACTCATAGTAATTTATTAATAGGGGATCAATTTAGAAATTATGTAGATAATAATAGAAGATATTTATATCCTAGAAGTTTTGGAAATTTTGTAATAGGAATTGAGGGAGGATTAGGAATTGAAAGATCAGATGTTGATGATAATCCTGAAATATTTTCATCTAAAATTATACATTTAGCTCCTGATTATCGAAAGAAAAATAAAGGATTAAGAGTAGGATTAGGAGACCCAGGACAAGCTATAACATATAATACAGGTGATAATCCTAATGCATCTCATAATGTTTTTAATTATGGTGTTCCTGCTTGGGAAATGGAGGCCTTAGATAAAATAACAGCATTAAAAATGTATGAAGCTGAAGGACCTGATCATACTTTACCAATAAATGATTTTGTAAAATTTAGAATAGCAGTAGTAAATAATGGAGCTGATGAAGGTAAAAAAGCTACTTATTTACATTTTAGAGCATATATAAATGGGTTTACTGATAGTTATGGAGCTACTTGGAATGATACTCAATATGTAGGTAGAGGTAATACATTTAAAAATTATGGAGGTTTTAAAAGAGACATAGCAATGGGTTTTACTATGATGGCAACTTCAAAAGCAGAATTAATTCCTATGTTTGCTAAATTAAACTTTTTAGCATCATCTTTAGCACCAGATTATACATCATCTGGATTTATGAGAGGAAATATGGTTAGAATGACAGTTGGAGGTTACTTATATGAAATACCAGGTGTATTAACTTCATTAACTTATACTATACCAGATGATACTACATGGGAAATAGCAATAGATGCTAATGGTGATTCAGATCCTTCAGTTAAAGAACTACCTCATAGAATAGAGGTTACCTTAGCGTTTACTCCAGTAGAAGATTTCTTACCTTCACGACAAAGAATGTTATACAATGAAGAAGGAGAATTAAGAGCAGTAGGAAATGAAACATTTATAAGTTTAAGCAATGGAAGACAAAATAACTATGCTGGAGATAATGGGTATGGCTCTAAATATAGACAACCAATAAAAAATAGTAATGAATAGGTACTCAGTAAATAGAAGACTTAAAACTAAAAATAATAATCTTAGAAATAGGGGATTAACATATTCTAACCCTTCAAAATATCCACTAGCACCTTTAAGTGAAAGTGACATATATGCTGTGTCAGAATTTGGTGATAGATTAGAAAATCTAGCATTTCAATTTTATGGAGATGTAACGTTATATTGGATTATAGCTATTGCAAACCCAAATATCATTCCTTTTGATTCTTTATTTATTCCTATAGGTTCACAAATTAGAATACCACAAGATATTTCTCCTATAATTGATAGTTATAATGAATTAAATAGATAAAGTTATGAGTAATATTGAAGGAGGACCTTTTGAACCTTATGTAAAAAAACAAATAGAAACAAGACAAAAAGCATTAGGACAAGGAATAAATGAAGGTTTTAAAGGTAAAATACCAATTAGTGCTGATAATTTAAAATATTATACAACTAAAACTCCTTGGTTAAGATTAGCAAGTTCTGTTGATTTAACAGGAAACGAAGGTGATAATAGTGTTTTAAATAAATTAGCTAGTTTGGGTATTAGTAGAGATATAATAAAAAATACTAATTTAGCTAAAAAATTAATTCTTCAAGGTGGGGCACTTACTTTAGAAGAAACAGAAGATGATCAAGGAAAAATAATATCTTCAAAAGTAAAACTTAATAAAGGTTTAAATTATAGTAATGAAATATTTAATGGAGCTTATGGTTGGGGGGGCGTAAATGAAAGAGGATACGTACCTATGCCTGGAATTGAAAAATGTCAATCTACGTATTATAATGATGGTGTTCTTAGTAAAGCAACAATTAGCATAAAATGTTTTAGTAGAACACAATTTGCATTAATAGATGCATTATATTTAAGACCAGGATATTCCCTTTTATTAGAATTTGGTTGGTCTACATTTTTAAATAATGAAGGAAATTTAGAAGAATTTAATAGTTTTAAATCTGAACCTTTAAGTTTTTTATTAAAACCTGGTAGTTTTCCAGGGAGAAACAATCAATTTCAAATGTATCAACTTATAGCACAAGAAAGATTAAGATATTCTGGTAATTATGAAGCTATCTTTGGTGTAATAAGTAATTTTAAATGGAGTTTTGCTTCAGATGGTTCTTATAATTGTGAAGTTACTTTAACTGGAGTAGGTGATGTTATAAATTCACTAAAATTAAATGTAACTGATCCAAAAAAAGATGGTGATGGAAAAAATTCTATAGAACAAACAGAAGTTGAATTAGAAGATTTTACAATCCAATTTTTAGGAGAAACTATTGCTTTTTTTGTCAATGATGGTACTGAGGGCAGCGTTGATAAAATGCCTAAGTATTTTAAGAAACAAATGAATAGAATCTTAAGAAATTATGATACTAATGTTGATACAAATTCCCCAATTAAGGAAATTCGTGCCTTTTTAGAAGAACAAAGAGTATTATTTAATGAAAGAAATCAAGCAATTATTACTCATAATAATTCTAGTAATCCTGTATTAACAAATAAAGATGATACTAAACTAAATAAGATTTTTTATAATATTGCCCAACAATTTTCTGAAGAATCTGATTTCTCTGCAGGAATGTTTAAAAATTTTCAGGGAATAAAAGATGGTTGCTTTCTTTTAGATAATACTTATGTTGGAGAAATGAAATTAGATGGAGGAGGAGCAAAAAAATCAAAAAGTGTATATCTAAAATTTGCTGCTTTACTAAAAATCCTCGAAAATAATGCTAACTTATTTTCTATAATAGGTGGAAGATCTACACCAATGTTAAAATTTGATTTTAATTATGCTAATTTAAAGAATGATGATAATTTTATGTTAATCATTCCCCCTAATATTTCTACTCAGCCCCAAAAGTGTTTAACACCTAATAATGTAATGGGATTTAAAGATGTAGTAGAATATGATTATGAATTACCTATAGATTCTGAATTAAATACAACTTTAATGGAGGGTCAAAATTTTCTTGTAGAAAATAATCCTTTTGTAGGGAGATTAGGTAATATGTTAATAAATTTAAGATTTGCTTCATCAGCAATTTCAGAACTACCTAAAAATAATGATGGATCTATATCTGTTATAGAGTATTTAAAAAAGATATTAGCAGGAATAAATTCATCTATGGGTAGTATTAATGATTTTACACCTGTTATTGATCAATATGATGGTACAATAAAAATATATGATAAATCTCCAAAACCAGGATTAGTAGAAAACAAACCAGATGAATTTTCAACAATTAATATTTTTGGAGTAAAAAATAACCAAGGTTCTTTTGTTACTAGTGTTGGGTTAAATGCTGAAATAGGAGAAGATTTTGCAGCTATAATTACTATTGGGGCTCAATCATCTGGAAATAATCTTATGGGTAATTCTACTTCATTTTCAAATTATAATGAAGGATTAATTGATAGAATTTTACCCCAAAAACTAGATAGCACACAGCTTGCAAAACCAGAAGTTTCTAGATCTGCATCCCCTGTTGAACAAATATATGACATAAAAACAAAAAAATTATATTATCAAAAAGATAATAATAAAATATCACCTATAGCAAGTATGTACCTTAGAGAAGGAATACCATATAGTGCGGGTAGTGGTGGAGAAAGTTTTTATAATTTTACAACAGAAGTTTCAAATGATCTTACAGAAAATTATACTACTTATCTTCATTTAGTAAGAGGAGAATTAGCTAAAAATAATGTTACTCCCGCACCATTTTTCTTACCTTTTAATTTAACCTTAGAAATGGAGGGACTATCAGGAATGAAATTATATGAAAAATTTAAAATGACAGATGATATTCTTCCTCCATCTTATGATGGGGATAATATTGAAATTAAGGTAACTGGTATCAATCATACTGTTGATGTTAAAACATGGTCAACTCAAATAAACACATTATCTGTACCTAGTTTTAAACCAGTTACATTAAGTGGATCTTTACTATCAGATCCACCTAAAAAGAAAGATGAACCAGATAAACCATCAGCTACTACTGATGAACCACAAAATGAATTTGAAGTATATGTTGATGCTACTCCATGGAGTGCTGTATTTATTAGTTATGTTGTAGGAATTAAAGCAGCTACAGTTTTTCCTAATTCAGCAGCACACGCAGATTATGCACAACAAGTAAGAAAAGGTACAGAAACGTTTCAAAATAATCCTGGAGGGTTTCCACCATATGATTGGGTTGCAATAGACCCAAATACTAGTCCAGTAGAAGTAGGTGATATAGTAATAACAAATAGGTCTACAAATATAGGTACAAAAGAAGAACCTAATTTTGTAAAAAATACTTTAACTTATCAATCACCAGTATGGACAGGACCTACCCATGGAGATATAGTAACTAAAGTTATTAATGCCTCTTCGGGGGCACGTTTGATGTTTAAAGCAGAAATAATTGGAGGGAATGTAAAAGACTCAGTTACTAAAAAAACAATATTATTAAAAGGTGCTGGTTATCTTAAACGTAATAAGTATTTTACTATATTAAGAATTAATAAAGGGCAAAAAAATCCAAATGGTACATATACAAAAGCTACTGATGTTGCCTATATTGCTAAACAAGAACATTCTAATTTTGGGGGAAGAGATGAATTAGATTTTTCAGTTAGAGACATATTATATAATTATTATCTTTCAGCTCCAGAAACAAAAAATGCAGTACCAAAACCTTAATAAATAATAAATATGGTATATATTCCTAAATCACAGGTAAAAGAAAATCAATTCACTCCAGGAGTAGAATGGTTTTATGTTAAGGATGATACTTCTTATGCAGGATTTTATTACACATTATCTAATGGAAAAGCATATACAGGTAAAAATCCAAATAACCCACCTAATGAAGAAATTTATCAAAAAGATCTTATTGAAGCCCCAGATATTGAAGGAGTAGAACCTGATACAGTAGAATACAACCAATTTTGGGGTGCGGGGCAAGATCTTAAAATTTATGGAAAATTAAAAAAAACTGATTATAACTTAGTAAAAACAATACCTCCAACAATACATACATTTCCAACTTCTGAGGATTATGAAAATTATTACTATACAAGATATTTTGTAGTTAAAATAAATCAAGATATTTTTAAAGAAACTTCTTTAGAAGTATATAATGAAATAAAATCTAAAAATCCAATTTGGACTTGGGAACATTATCTTCCTTTTACACTTACGTGGACTATAAAAGGTGATATTGAACAAGTTTTTAAAGCTAATAATGGAATGATTTTTTTAAAAGAAAAAGAAATAAAAAGAAAAGGATTAAATAAATATTTAAAAGAAAATTATTTAGAATATTATTTATATCCTGAAGCTTCAAATTTATATACTGAAGGGGGATTATTACTAACTATGAATGGAGATGATTATGAGGGTTTTTATCATGTTCATAAATCACAAGGACCTATGGTAGGTCCCTTCCATACTGAAACAGGACACATGAGGTTATTTTATAAAAAGTTTTATAAAGGAGAAATAGTTGATTCACTTAATCAAACAAATGTAATTGAAACAGGAGAAACACAAGATTTAGAATATAGATCTACTCGTTCTTCAACTGGAGGTGGATATTAAATAAAGGTTTCATATATTGTAAACAAAAAGTTATGTTTTGGTTAGTTGAAAGTAAAGTTCAATTTGAACAGTTTTCAAATTCTAATTGGAAAAAGGTTTTTATAGAATTAATTCCAAATAGTTATTTAATCCATCCCTCACAAAATAATATTTGTGCTTTATATATTAGACCGTTAGTATCAACTAAAGGTTTTATTGTGCCACTCCACCATAGTGAAACCTTAAATGTAAATATAACGGATGTAAACACAATGTTACATAAATTTGATAGCATATATGTACGAGATAAAAAAGAATTTTTACATTATTTACCATTAAAAGGTCTCTTTGACATTAACCAACAAAATCCTCCATATATACCAGAACTACTACAAACCCACAACATATTTAATAAAAAATATCCTAATAAAAAAGACATAAATAAAATAATACCCATAGTTAAACATTATGAATATTGTGAAGAAATATATAGTAACCTTAAAGATAAAATAAATGAACCAATTAATGAATTCTACAATAATAAAGTTTCAATGGTATTCAACTCCATTGAAAGAAGTGGTATACGAGTTAACAAAGAAAAGTTTGAAACGCACTTTCACCCAATCGATGGAGAATACATCTACACGCAATACAACTTTAAAACACTTACAGGAAGACCAAGTAATAAATTTAAAGGAGTAAATTATGCCGCACTTAATAAAGAAAACAATAGTAGAGAAAGTTTTATACCCCGCAATGACACTTTTATTGAGTTTGACATTGGTGCTTATCACCCTACTTTGTTGGCTAAGTTGGTGGATTTTGATTTTGGTAATGAGGATATTCATTCTTCCTTTGCGAAAATGTATGGGGTGGAGTATAAAAAAGCTAAAGAATTAACATTTAAGCAACTATATGGGGGAGTATTTGATCAATATAAGCACTTAGAATTTTTTAAAAAAGTTCAAGTATATACTGATAAATTATGGAAAGAGTTTAACGAAAAAGGGTGGGTTGAATGTCCTATTTCAAAACATCGATTTGAAAAGAAAAAATTAAATGAAATGAAACCTCAAAAATTATTAAATTATTTACTACAAAATTTGGAAACCGCAATGAATGTTCATATATTGTGGGAAATAATTAAGTTATTAAAAAATAAAAAAACTAAATTAGTTTTATACACTTATGATTCGTTTTTATTTGATGTTAGTAAAGAAGAAGAAAAGGTTTTAGGTGAAATAAAAAATTTATTTAGCAAACATAAATTACAAATAAAAACGTGCTATGGAGACAACTACAATTTTAAATAAAACTTCTAATATGTATACAATGGATGATTTTTCAGACATTACTAACCAAAATTTAGGAGATTTGAACAATAAGTTATTTTGTACTTTTACTACTTTAGAAAATTTAGATAATCTTCTAAGTACCATTACAGATAAATATAATATTATGTATAATAAAATATTTGTTTTGTATATTAAGTCAAATGAAGAGTATGTATGTACTTATAATATTGATCAAGGTAATATATCGGACTTACCTGAAAATACAATCTTAGTACATAGAAAAAAAGAAACAAATACACTTTATACCATTAATGCTTTAAATGAATTAATTAAAAAATTAAATGGAGGTGTAGTTGATACTAAATTCCCTATTACTTGGGAGCATTACAAAAATTCAGTACTTTTAACTCAACATGATGAGTTAAAGCAATTGAAAACAAAAATTCATAAGATAATTGAACTATAGTTTGGTTATTTTAGGAATAGTTTGTATATTAATCACAGTTATTAAAAAATAAAAAAGTTATTATGGATTTAAACCAAATCAAACAGAAGTTAGAGTCACTTCAAACCCAAACAAACTCAAATAAAGGAGGTGGTAAATCATTATTTTGGAAACCATCTATAGGTAAACAACAAATCAGAATTGTTCCTAATAAATATAATAAATCATTCCCATTTACAGAAATGATGTTTTACTATGGCATAGGCCAAAGAGTAATGGCATCTCCAATGAATTGGGGTGAAAAAGACCCAATCCAAGAATTTGCAAAACAATTACGTGAAAGTGGGGATAAAGATAATTGGTATTTAGCTAAAAAATTAGACGCTAAAACTCGTATTTTTGCTCCTGTAGTTGTAAGAGGTGAAGAAACTGAAGGTGTAAAATTATGGCAATTTGGTAAAGAAGTTTACCAAGCGTTTTTAAATTTAGCAGCTGACGCAGAAGTTGGTGATTACACTGAACCATCAGCAGGTAGAGATATTAAATTAACTACAGTAGGACCTGAAGTAACAGGAACACCTTATAATAAAACAACAATTTCTCCATCAATGAGCACATCTCCAATTAGTACAGACCCCTCTTTAGTTTCTAAGGTATTAGATGACCAACCAGATCCTAAAAATGTATTTAAAAGGCTTACTTTTGATGAAGTAAAAGCTAATTTACAATCATTTTTACAACCAGAAGGGGAAGAAGGTGCAATTAGTTCAGAACCTGCAGTAGCTTTTGATGGTGATAAGTCTAATAATTATTCACTTGAAGGTAAAGATACTACATCAAAAGCAGATAAATTTGATTCATTATTTGATTCTAAAGATGAAAAATCTGACGATTTACCTTTTTAAATATGACGAAAAGAAAATCACTTACGGAGGCTGCCTCCAAAGAACTTAGATCTAAATTTGATTTAAATGCCTTTAAAGACAAAAAAGGTTTAAAACAGAATGTTAAATTTAAGGATCAAGAATGGATTCCATTATCATCAGCATTTCAAGATGTTACTTCTATTCCAGGTATTCCTATGGGTCACATTGTATTACTTAGAGGACACTCAGATACAGGCAAAACTACAGCACTTTTAGAAGCTGCTGTTGCAGCTCAAAAACGAGGTATAATGCCTGTATTTATTATTACAGAGATGAAATGGTCTTGGGATCATGCTAAAATGATGGGTATGGAAGTTAATGAAGTTGTTGATAAAAAAACAGGTGAAATTACTAATTATGATGGCAATTTTATTTATGTAGATAGAGAAACTATTAATTCCATTGAAGATGTAGCTGGATTTATTTTAGATTTAATGGATGAACAAAAGAAAGGTAATTTACCTTTTGATTTATTATTTTTATGGGATTCAATTG